GCGGCGTGAATGCCCTTGCACCAGAAACGTTTAGCATCTATTATTTCACCAGATGATTTGCGGTCGTTCTGTAGCGGGCATGTCACCGCCGGGCCAATAGGGAAGAAGCTCATCGCTTCCCGCGTCGTTTGCTATCCACCAATCAGATCGGCCAGCCCATGCGCGCACTCATCCTCGCAGCGCTCATAACGCTATCCGCCTGCACCCATCCCTGCCAGGACAACCCCCGCAACATGCGCTGTATGTCGGGGAGCGAGCTGGAGCGGGAATTGGCGCCTGCTCCCGGCAATTGAATTCAATCAAGGTCAATCAAGATGAGCCATGGCGGTAAGCGCGACGGCGCTGGGCGCAAGTCTGGCTCTATCACCAAGCGCTCAAGAGATGTTGCCGAGAAAGCAGCCAAGGAAGGGCTGACCCCGCTTGAGTTCATGCTGAACGTCTTGCGGGACGAGTCGATGGCATTCGATTCCAGATGCTGGGCTGCCGAGAAGGCCGCACCGTATATCCATGCCAAGCTGGCCAACGTAGAACACACTGGCGAGGACGGCGGCCCTTTGCAGATTATCATACGGCGACATGCCGACAATTGAACTGCCGCACAAGTGGGCGCCACGATCCTATCAGCGTCCATTGTGGGACTATCTGGAAAAGGGCGGCAGGAGGGCCATAGGCGCATGGCACAGGCGAGCCGGCAAGGATGATGTGCTACTGCATCGGACGGCGGTTGCGGCGTTTGAACGCCCTGCAACGTACTGGACGGCGCTCCCTGAGTATGCCCAGGCCCGCAAAGCACTGTGGGCAGCGGTCAATCCGCACACTGGCAAAAGGCGCATAGACGAGGCTTTCCCGCACGAGCTTCGAAGCAGCACCAATGAGCAGGAGATGTTCATTCGCTTCGTCAACGGCGCCACATGGCAGCTCGTCGGCTCCGATCGCTACAACAGCCTGGTTGGTGCTGGTGTTGCCGGCGTCACGTTCTCAGAGTTCGCCTTGGCCAATCCATCGGCCTGGGGCTACATCCGCCCGATGTTGGAGGAAAACAACGGCTGGGCCGCGTTCATCTCCACCCCAAGAGGGCGCAATCACTTCAAGGCCCTGCTGGACATGGCGAGGGCCAATCCATCATGGTTCGCTGAATCGCTCAGCATCTACGACACCAACGCGCTTTCCCAGCAGCAGATTGACGAGAGCCTCGCGGAATACATCGCGCTATACGGCGAGGACATAGGCCGCGCCCAGTTCGAGCAGGAATACGAGGTCAGCTTCAACGCGGCGATCCTGGGCGCCTTCTATGCCCGTGAGATGGTGGCGGTTCGCAGGGAAGGGCGGATAGCCGACATCGAGCCTGTTGAAGGCCGGCCAGTCCACAGAGCATGGGATATCGGCGTCAAGGACGACACGTCGATCTGGTGGTTTCAGGTCGTTGGGACGCAGGTCTTCATCCTCGATTGCTACAGCCAGTCCGGCGTTGGCGTTGATCACTTCGCAGAGGTTGTAAAGCAGCGTGCCGAACTTCATGGCTGGGTAGACGGCACGGACTTCGTGCCCCACGACGCCAAGGTCAAGGAATGGGGCACAGGACGAACCCGCGTCGAGACGATGCAGGGCTTTGGGCTTCACCCGCAAGTCGTGCCATTGGCTGGCAAGCTGGACGGCATCAACGCGGCCCGCAAGACGCTGGCTCGGTCTGTCTTCCATCCTCGTTGTGAGGAGCAGGGCATTTCGGCGCTCGAACAGTACCGGCGCGAATGGGACGACGACAAGAAGACATTCAAGGCCAGTGAAGTGCATGACTGGTCATCGCATCTGGCTGACGCCTTTCGATACATGGCCATGGCCTGGCGCGATCTGCCCACTCCAAAGCCAGAAGCGCCCAAGCCGATCTACCAGATGGAAGATGGATACGTTCTCGCGCCGGCTTTGCCGAAAGCGGGCAGGAGATGAGCATGGCGAACCCGCATTGCAGGATCAGGGCGATAACTATCGCCGCCGACAAGGTCAGGAGCCCGCGCATCACTAGATGGTTCGTGGTTGGCGCACGGATAGAGAAGCATTTGTTTGAGATAAAGGAGTTTGACCCGACCCGTGATGTTGCGCGCTTCGAACTGGTGAGCGTGTCCGGTGGCTGAAGTCGAAGAATCCGAATACAGCGATAGCCTGGAGGTTGAGGGCGAAGCCAAGTCCTCATCTCGCGTGCTGTCTGCCATCAAGAAGGCGACGGACACGTTCCGCGACTATCAGGACACATGCCGGCGCATTGACGACATCTACAGCCGTGACAACAACTATGACAACGATTGGCTCGATCCCGAATACGATCTGTTCTGGGCCAGCATGGAGATCCTCAAGCCGGCGATCTATGCCCATGCTCCGGTTCCAGCCGTCGCTCCGATGTTTGCCGATCGTCGGCCGCTCTACAACACCACCGCGGAATTGCTTGAGCGTGTCGTCACCTCGGCCTTTGACCGCACCAACATCGATCAGGCCATGCTTTCGCTCAGGGACGATCTGGCATTTACCAATCGCGGTGTCTTGTGGGTCACATATGAGAGCGAGGACGGCGAGCAGCGCGCCTGCGTCGATCAGGTTGACCGGACGGACTTCCTTCACGAGCCAGCCAGAGCGTGGGTTGATGTCGGATGGGTAGCTCGCAGGGCATGGATGACCAAGGCGGAGATGCGCAAGCGCTTCGCCAAAACCAGCGGCAAGGCCTATCAGCAGGCAAAGACTGAAATCCGCCGTGATGACAAGGACAATGGCGGCGCCGACGACAGCAAGAAAGCTGGCGTCTGGGAAGTCTGGCACCGCAACGACAACAAGGTGTATTGGGCCGCTCCTGACTGTCCTGTGATGCTGGATGAGGGCAAGCCCCATCTGACGCTCAAGGACTTCTTCCCCTGTCCACGGCCCGCCTATGGCACGCTGCGCAGGCGTTCTCTTGTTCCGGTGCCTGATTACACGCGCTATGCAGCGCATCTGGCCAAGATCAGCACGCTCACCAGCCGCATTTACCTGTTGCTGGACAAGATCAAGCTGAAGGGCCTTGTGCCGGCCGGTGGCGACATTGGAGACGCAATCCAGGCAGCGCTACGCTCGGATGATGACGAGATCATTATCTCGGTGCCTGGGGCGGCGCTCGTCTCAGGTTCGGCAACTGGTTTCGTCACGTGGATGCCGCTGGCCGACATTGCCACGGCTATTCAAGGCCTGATCGAAGCGCGCGGCCAGTTGATCGAGGATTTCTATCAGCTTTCCGGCATATCCGACATTATGCGCGGTGCCACTGAGGCTGAAGAGACATTGGGCGCTCAGCAGCTCAAGAGCCAGTATGGTTCGGTTCGTGTGCGCGACAAGATCGATGAATTGCAGCGTGTGGCCAGGGATGTGGCGCGCATCGTGGCCGAGATAGCGTCTGACAAGTTCTCGAAAGAGACGTTGCTCGACATGGCGCAGTTGGAGATCCCGACGAAAGCCGAGATTTCCAAGACGGTCAAGGAGATCGAGGCCGCCGCCAAAAAGGAACTGACGGAGCTTGGCGAGAAAGCCAAGGAAATGGCTCAGCAGGCCATGCAGAAGCAGCAACAGCCTCAACCCGGACAGCCTCAACAGATCGACCCACAGCAGGCTCAGCAGCAGTTCCAGCAGGCGCAACAGGCGATTGTGCAGAAGTACTCAGGCCCGCTCAAGCAGGCGGAGGAAACCGTCCCGATCGAAGATGTGATTGAGCTTCTGCGCGACGACAAGACGCGCGGCTTTGCCTTCGAGATTGCCACCGATTCCACCATCATGACCGATGAGATGCAGGAGAAACAGTCTCGCAATGAATTCCTCGGCGTGGTGGCGCAGTCCACACAGGCGCTTACCGGGCTTGCTGCCATGGGCGAATCCGGTGCGGCTCTGGCCGGTGGCTTCCTCAAGTTCGTCACGGCACCTTATCGTGTTGGCCGTGAGCTGAATGGCCTCATTGATGACTTCGTTGATGCCGCTCCGCAAATGGCAGCACAGATCGCCGGCCAGGGGCAGGGCAATGGCGATGCCGAAAAGGCCATGGCAGATGCCAACAACAAGCTGGCCGAGGCTGAGGGCGTGAAGGCTCAGGCCTCTCTGATGTCGGCGCAGGCAAAAGGCCAGCAGGCGCAGGCCGATAACGAACGCAAGATTGCCGAGCTCCAGATCAAGGCGCAGGCCGACAAGACGAAGGCCGAACAGGAGAACGCCAAGCTGCAACTCCAGGTGGCTGACATGCAGTCGAAGTCCGGCAAGCTTCAGGCAGAGATCAACAAGCTGACAGCCGACACGGCCAAGATCCTTGCATCGATCGGCCTTGATGAGCGCAAGCAGAAGCTTTCCGAGTATTCGGCGGAACAGGCTGTCCAGACGCAGCAGGTGGACCAAGCTATGGCTGCACAGGGCATGCAGCAGAAGGCGGTCGAAGGCGACCGCAACGCGCAGTTGAACGAACGTCAGCAGCAGCACACGGAACAGCTAGGCGAGCGGCAGGAAGGGCGGGCCGATCGTCAGCAGCACTTCACTGAGACGGATACCGATCGCCAACGGACGCTTGCAGAGCGCACGGCAGCAAAGGAGCAGGCCTAATGGCGTGGCCTGTCGTCATCAAGCCATCTGGCGGCCTTCCGGTCACCGTGGCAGCCAATGGGCGGGGAACGCCCATGACGCTGGCGACCAATGGCTATGGTATACCTGTGACGTTCGCGGCCAATGCGCTTCCTGTCGTCGGGATCACCCAGGAGACCCCCGGCGTCAATCTGGTCTTGCCCGCGACAGGATCTGGTGGCGCGATCTATTCGACCAATGCGGTCACCGGCTCGGCTCTTGCTTGCTGCCGCATCGTGCGCGCATCTGACAGCGCCGAAATGGACATCGGTTACCGCACGATCAGCCGGCAGATAGATATCACCACGGCCATGGCCTTCAAGGCCTCGCCGTCCGACATCATCATGGTCAAGACATGGTATGACCAGAGCGGCAACGGCAACCACGCCACGCAGACGACGCTAGCAAACATGCCGCGCTTGCTGGCTGATCGAAACGCAATCGTCGCCGGCACGCGAAGGGCGGACAACACCGCGCCCAATGCCATCCCTCGATATTTCAACATTCCGGCTGGAGTTGCGTTTGACCGGCTCGGAAACACAAAGATCATGGTCTTTGCCTCATCTGTCTCCATCCAAGGCATGACGCCGTATGAGTTCCCGAACAACGCGCAATCCGATGCGCTCATTTTGTCATCGAGCAATCTCATGTCGATCCGGTGGTATCCAGCCGCAGTGAACGACAAGACGCCTGCCGCAAAGGACGTTCTGGAGTTCTACGGCTTGGGCACCGGGGCAGCCGGGTCCGGCATATATCGGACGACTGGTGCGAAAAGCACGATCACGGCTCCGGTGACACTGGCTATCGCTGGCGGCTATCTCGGGTTCTCATCCGTTGCGAGTGCTTGGAACAAGGCAGCAAGGCAGGACTACACCCTGTTCGCCATCTATCCGACGCAGCTTAACGATACTCAGATAACCGATGCCCGCACGGCGGCGATTGCCGCGTTCGGCATTCCGACCACGTTTGACAACAACCTCGTGTTTGTCGGCGATAGCATCACCGAGGGTGTTTACACCGACGACTGCAAAACCCTTCCGCGCCTCGCGTCTGCCCTGGTATCGGCATCGAACAAAGCCGTGTGGAACCTCGGCATTGCCGGCATCACGATGGCGACGACTGTGACACAGCGCGCCGCGCATGAGGCTACGCTGTACAGCGGCTCGATCACCGGCAAGAACATGTTTCATCTTTGGGCGGGGACGAACGACATCATTGCCGGGACGGGCGTTGCCGCAGCCGTCATGGCGAACATCCAGACGTGGGTTGCGGCTCAGAAGGCGCTTGGCGCGAGCGTGCGTATCGTTGTGGGTACATGCTTGCCGCGTACCGGCTTCGGTGCGGCCGGTTCTGCAAAGGATTTGGACCGGCAAGACCTCAACACACAGATCCGCGCCAACGCTTCAATCAACGGCTACACGGTCGCTGATTACGCGGCCGACCCGGTTCTTGGCCTCGTCGCCACGACTGCCAACACAGCGCTTTACCCGGACGGAACGCATCTATCGGCAGTGGCATATGAGCAATACGCGTCTCCCATCTGTGCGGCGGCAATCAGCACCGCGCTGGCAAGCTAACCCATCAACCTGAAGGAAAACTCACATGGCAAACACGAGCCGACTTGTAGAACTGAGCATGGTCCCGCCTCTCGCCTCGGAATTGGCGAAGCAGATCGACACCGCCAAGCCGACCAGCACCGTTGAACGCGCCGTGACTGCAACGGCAAACGGCTTGACGACAGGCCTTCTCCTGCCGACCGATGGCATGGTGCTGGTCACTTCGGCGGATGCCAACAACATCGTCACGCTTCCTCCACTCAGTGCATCACTCATTGGCCTGACGATCTATGGTGCGGTGCTGGCGACTGGCTGTGAAATCCGCCCAACCGGCACCAACACCATCAACGGCGTTGCTGGCCCCAACGAGGCGGCGCTTGCTGCCAACAGTTCATTCCAGGCTATTGCGGTCACCGCAACCGGATGGCGCCTGAACACCTGGGCCAACCCGGTGCCGGATGCGTGATGATGGACGCGCATGAGTGGATCGACCTCGGCAATGGCCGCAAGGTCTATCGCAAGGTCGCTCCTATGTCTCGCGGCCCGCGTTCCCATCTCGCCTGCCCGCAGATCGTGAGGCCGTTTGCCGAGCCCGTCCAGAGCATGGCCGATGGCAAATGGTACAGCAACCCGCGCGACCTTGAGAACACCTACAAGGCCAGTGGAAACCCGAAGGGCGAGGAATACGTCGCCCTCGGCAATGAGACCGTGAAGACCGTTGAAGCGGTGGCCGATCCCGTCGAGCGCCGCAACGACGTCAAGCAGGCCATGGCGGATGTTCTCTCAGGGAATCTGCCGCCTGAAATCGCGGCGATACAGTAAACCAATCCTCCTCAGACAAGGATTACCCAAATGACGACCGACATGCAGCCGGCGCCCATCGCGGGCACCGTTCCCCTTTCCACGTCCATTGACCAGGGCGGCGCACCTCTCGGCACAGGTGGCGGTAAACCCAGCCTCACCGAACCGAACGTTGATGCCCCGAAGCCCGATGCGAAGCCGGAAACCGCTGGCGACACGCTCAAGGCCGAACTGGAGCGCATCCGGAGCGAGGAAGCCAAAGAGGTCAAGGCAAAGGGCGAGGATGCCGCGAAGGACGCCAAGGCCAAGGTAGACGAGAAGGAAAAGGACGAGAAGCCCGCCAAATCACGCGCGGATGACGGCAAATTCGCCAAGGCCAAGACCGATGGCGATGAGCCGGACGTTGACGCCAAGGCTGACAAGGGCGAGCCTGAAAAGGCCGCGACCGAGCGGGCGGAAACGGATAAGCGCCAGTCTGAGGGCAGGAATCACGAGCCGCCCGCCCGGTTTTTGCCCCGCGCCAAGGAGGTCTGGGCCAACGTTCCCCATGCCGTGAAGGGCGAAATTGCCCGCATGTCGCAGGAGCATGAGGCCGAGGTCTCGAAATACCGCGAAGCCGGCGAGCGCTACGAGCCCATCCGTGAGTTTGACGAGATTGCCAAGAGCAACGGGCGCCAGCTCAAGGACAGCCTGGCCAAGGTTGTCGAGGTCGAGAAGGCCTTGGCTCAGAACCCCATCGCAGGGCTGGAGAGCATTCTGCGCGAGATCGGCCCGCGCAAGGCGGACGGCTCGCATCTGAACCTGATGGATGTTCTTCAGCACATTTCGCAGAACCCGCAGGCCTATCAGCAGGCTGTCAACCAGCCCCGCCAGCAGACGCAGCAGCGCCAGCCCGATCCCGAGGTGCAGGCGCTCAAGCAGGAACTCCAGTCGATGCGCCAGGAACAAACGGTGCAGTCGATCATCGCCCCATTCGCGGAGAAGAACCCGCGATACCATGAGCTTGAGGGGGACATCGCGTTCTTCCTCACCTCAGGAAAAATCCCCGCGTCCCTGTCTCCTCAGGAACGGCTTGAAGCTGCGTACGACATGGCTGTTCGGATCAATCCGACCTCTTCAGTCGCGCCTTCTCAAGCTCATGAGGCCCTTGCTGTCGCGAAACCCGTGCCTTCCGACGATGCTGGCGCGAAATCCATCCGTGGCGCTCCCAACGGGCAAGACCCCGACGAGGGCGACGACGAAACCGACATCAGGAAGCTGCTCAAGCGCGAAGCGCGCAAGCTGGCTTCATAAAGGAGAAATCCAATGCCTATCGTAACCGATCGCCAATATCGGCAGATGCTCACCGCTGCCGTGGCAAAGCGTTCCAAGACGGTGCAGGACATCGTTTACAAGTCCACGCCGCTGACCAAGATCCTCAAGGATTCCGGCCGCATCAAGGTGAAGCGTGCCGGCGGCCCTGAGCTTCGCATTCCCATCGAGTTCGACAAACTTGCAGCCCAGTGGTTCACTGGCTACGACAAGATCGAGATCACCCCGAAGGAACTGCTGAATTCCGCAGTCTTCAACTGGTCCCGTGTCGTCGCCATGTTCTCGCTGAACGGCACCGAACTGCTCTATACGAGCGGCGAGGAAGAGCAGATCGACCTGATGGAATTCTACCTGAAGGCGGCCGAGAAGACCATCAAGGAAGAGTGGGAAGCCTCACTCGTCGCTGATGGAACCGGTGCAGGCGGGCGGCAGATGATCGGTCTCGGCGGCGCCGTGCCTATCGTCTACAACTCGGGCACCTATGGCGGCATCGATCGCGGTACGGTCGCCAACTGGCGCACCACGTACTACGACATCACCGCTGGCGATGTCTCAGGCTTCACCGCTTGGGATTCGACCACGGCCCGCCCGATCATGGAAAAGGTCGCGTTGGCCCGCTCCCGCAACAACATGTATCCGGATCTCTGGGTCATGGACGCGAACGCCTACTCAGCCATCTCCGCCGCGACGGTCGCTCACCAGCGCATCACCACCCAGCGCGCCACGCAGCTTGGCTTCGAAAGCCTTGGTGTCTGGACCCCAGCCGGTCTGGTGGACGTTGTGGCGGCCGGTGGTATCGGTAACGTCATGCCGACCAACACCATCTTCGCCCTGAACACCGACAACCTGTCCATCTACGAGTTCCCCGGCCAGGCTTTTGTCCCCTTCCATCCCGGTGACGGCATTCGCCCGATCAACCAGGACGCATGGGCTCAGGGCATTGTCTGGTCCGGTCAGTTCGTGGTCGAGAATCCTTTGAGCCAAGTCCGGCTCAAGACCGCGTAATCCTCAAACCAAAAGGAGCCTATCATGGCAAATTCCGTACCTTTCAGGACCACGCCCCAGCTTGGCCCGCAGCTTTCCGACGTTTTCACCGGCCTTCCCTATTGGGACACCACGCTTGGCGTCGGCACCAGCATTGCTGGCTTGCCGTCCTACAAGCTGGGTGACAGCGAGATGGGTGACGACGGTCGCGAATACTACTGGGTGCAGGCTTCGGCCGACATCGCAGCGACCGCCACCACCGGCACGCAGGTCGTGATCACCATGCCGGGATACACTGTCGCAACCGGTGCCGGCGGGTTCTACACGCCCGTCAATACGGCGATCACCAACGGCCAGTACTTCCACGTCAGCCGTGGCGCCAAAAACGCCGTCCCTGCGTAACACTCCCGCAGACCAGACAATGAGGGCGGCTGTCGTGGCCGCCCTTTTCTACATCCGAAACCTTTTCAGACAAGGAAAACCACCATGGCCGAGTCCGTTGCTATCGATACCCGAGAAATCACCATCACCCCGCTGTTCCGCTATGACGCGATCGAGGACGTGAACGCTTCCGAGCGTGAAGGACACCTCGTCAAGAACATGCGGCAGGTTGTCGAGGTCCGCTTTGCCGGCTCGAAGAACTATTCGCCCGTCTTCCCCGTCGATGCGATGTGGAAGCGCGAGAACGGCAAGACCGTCACCTATGCCGAGCGCTGGGCTGATCAATACCGTGAATTCCTGGCCGGCGCCGACCAGACCGCAGCAGGCACGCCGCTGGAGATGCTGAAAGCCTACGGCATGTCCGATGCGAACCTGTCGCTGTGCCGCGCGCTGCGCATCTATTCGATCGAGTCGCTCTACCATCTGGAGGGCGACAGCCTCAAGAGCCTGGGCATGGCCTCCAACGTGCTGAAGGAGATGGCGCGCGCTTACATGGCCGATCGTTCCAAGGGCGCCAACAATGCCGCCGAAATGGACGAACTGCGGGCCGAGCTTGCCGCCCTCAGGGCCTCCATCATCCCGGTGAAGGAATTGCCGCCGCAAGAGATCGACGCGCTCCAGCAAGCCTCTGACGCCGAATTCGCCAATATGGACGCCGAAGCGCTGAAAGACTGGATCGCCAACAAGACCGGCGCCGGCCGGCCAAGGGGCAATCCGAGCCATGACACGCTTGTCAGCATGGCCCGCGAACTGAGCGCCGCCTGATATGACCTGCCTGTCAGCCTGCCAGTCTGCCCTGATCCGCCTCATTGGCACGAAGCCGGCAACGGTATTCTCGTCGTCGGAGCAGACCGTGGTGGAGATTGCCGATCTCGTGACGGAGGTCGGCGTCGATATCATGAAGTCGCATGACTGGCAGGCTTTGACCAAGATCAACGCAATCGCCGGCAACGGGACGGACACAGCCTTTCCGTTGCCGGAAGACTATGACCGCATGAGCCTCGGGCAGGGCGTATCGGATGCCAATAGCTGGTTCTGGGGCTATACCCAGGTGCCCGATATGGACACATGGATCATGATCCAGAACGGCTTCTATCTGGGCGTCGTCTCTCCCGGATGGTGGCTGCTCACCGGGGGGCAGTTCCAATTCCAGCCGGCCCCCGCGTCCGGGGCAACCGCCAAGTTCCCCTATGTCTCCAAGAATTTCGCTATCGCTCCGGGCGGCACGCCCAAGGCCGCCTTTGACAACGACAGCGATACCTTCGCGCTTGACGAACGCCTGCTCACCCTGGGCCTCATATGGCGCTGGAGGGCGCAGAAGCGGCTGGAGTTTTCTGAGGATCTCGAAACGTACGAGATAGCTCTATCTCAAGCCCAAGCGAGGGATCGCGGCGCCGTTGTGATTAGGTCAAACGGCCGGCGCCGGTACCCAAATGTTAGTGTCGGGTGGCCATGGCAGTTAGGATAAGGATGACCATCGGCGCCCGCTAAGAATGCTACTGACGTGGCTTTGTGAGACGCCGTAAATCTCCGCAATCTCTGCCTGTTCTTTTTTGCCGCCGAGGTCTCGGATCGTTCGGATATCGGTTTCAGTAAGCCGAGCCAATGTGTGCTTCGCTCCACTCAATCTTGTGCCATGCAAAAGCTTGTCGGCCTCGTTTTCGACGTGTGTTTTCCAGCTAAGGTGAGCCGACGAGACGCATGCCTTCACGCCGCAAGAGTGCGCGGCTTCGTGGTCACTAGAGGGCGGTGCTCCCTTGATCGCCTCGCAGATTAGCCGATGGACGTAGAGTTTCTTCCCGTCCCGCCAAATCTGTGGGTATCCGTTTTTAGTCAGGCCGAAAGGCCAAAGTAGACATTCATCGCGAGCAAAAAGGAGGGCTGTTTTTTGGTAAAAAGTTTCCGGTTCTCCGAACTTCGTACCTCCACCCAGAGGGTGGCCATGGAGGCGCCAGCGGTGATAGTGAGCATTGCACCAGCCTCGCATGTTGCATGCCGGCTTGCCGCAATCTGGAATCGAGCATATTGGTTTGGGAGCCATTTCAGCCTCTTGTCAGGTTGGTTGGTTAGGACGCGCTCGAGTGTTTCCAGCACTGGGCGCGTTCGTCATTTGTACCGCAGTGCGGCTGTCGGTGCAATATGAGGACACCGACGCAGCGCCAGAAGCCGCGCACGAGCGAACTGGCGGCATTCCCGGCCCCGCGAAACGGATGGGTGTCAAACCTCAATCTTGCGCAGCCGCAAGCCAAGAACGCGGACGGCACCAACGTCTCGGGTGCAGCGGTGCTGGACAACATGTTCCCGACCGCGACCGGCGTTCGCCTGCTTCGTGGATCGGAGCTCTATGCAACCCTGGGGGAGGGCGACAAACCGACACTCTCGCTGTTTGCCTACATCAATGGCACGGTCGAGCAAATGTTCGGCGCCACCGAGGATGCAATCTACGACATCACGACCATCCTCATTCCCTATAACTACGAAATCGCCACGGAAGACGACGAACCGCTTGAGACCGATACGGGCGACACCTTCGGGGAAGACTCCACCATCGGGCTGGAGGTGCTTGAGGCCACGGTTGGCGGTGACTGGATCGTGGTTCAGTTCGCGACCGCAGGTGGGACTTTTCTTCGCGGTGTCAATGGAGAGGATACGCCATTCGTCTATGACGGGGTGACATTCGAGGAAACCCCGGCACTGACCTTTGCGGCACCGGACGCGGCCTTGACGCCCGATATCCTGTTCTATGTGTGGGCCTACAAGCAAAGGTTGTTCTTCCTCCAGAAAAACAGTCTTAATGCGTGGTATCTCCCCGTCGATGTGATCGGCGGCGAACTGAAAAAACTGCCTCTCGGTGGCGTCTTCGGGCTTGGTGGGTCAATTCTGTTCGGTGCTTCATGGTCCACCGATGCCGGCGAGCAAGGCGGTCTTTCCGAACAGTGCATCTTCGTCACGACGGAAGGCGAAGTTGCTGTTTTCCAAGGAGCCAACCCCAGCAGCGCCGACGATTGGAATAAAGTCGGCGTCTACCGCATAGGCCGGCCCCTCGGCAAGCAGGCATGGATACGAGACGGCGGGGATCTGATCATCGCTACATCCATTGGCTATGTGCGGCTCAGTGAAGCGATCAACCGTGAATTGGCAGCGCTCGGTCCTACCGCCGTTTCCTACCCAATCGAGGTGGCATGGAACGAGGCGGTCGATCGGCGGGGATCGAACTGGCATTGCGAAGTCTGGCCGTCGAAGCAGATGGCCGTCATTGCGCTTCCCACGGCAGGCGAAGAGCCGGCGGCCATGTTCCTCGCCAATGTGCGGACAGGCGCATGGTGCCGGCGCCTGAATTGGGATGGCCGTTGCCTCCTGGTGTTCAAGGAGCGCCTGTTCTTCGGCTCCGAGGATGGCAAGGTGGTTGAAGCGAACGTTTCCGGCCTTGATCAGGGCGAAATCTATACGGGCGTTTGTGTTCCGCTGTTCGACGATCTGGGGTCTCCTGCATCGCTGAAGATAGCAGGGCTGGCCAGGGTGGTCGGGCTTGCTCCTGTCGGTGTCAAAACCACCGTATCAATGCAGGTTGATTATTTCGTCAGCCTGCCATCTCCCCCGAACGCCGCGCCGATCCCGGTTGGCAGCGAGTGGGGCAATGCCATCTGGGGAACATCGGTTTGGGGCGCGGCCAGGGAAATGAAGCCGCGCCAGGAATGGGTTTCCGTTGGAGGGAGCGGTTATGCGTTTTCCCCGGCGTTTCAGATCACCTCCGGTTCCGTCGTCGCTCTTGATTATGAACTGATCCGCATAGAGGCATCATACCAAACGGCGGAAATCATTACGTGATCGTAACCGACGAGCGCGTGGCCCGCTTTGTGGGCGAGCGGGTCGGATCGGTCATTGTCCCGCCGTTCACCTGCATGGGTATCGAGCGCAACGGCGAGGTCATAGCCGGCGTCATATTCAATCATTTCGAGCGTACGGACGTGCATGTCACGGTGGCAGGCCACGGGTGGACAAAGGGCTTCTTTGCCGATGTCGGCCACTACGCTTTCGACACGCTGAAGGTCATCAGAATGACAGCCGTAACCGAGCAGCCACACATCGTCCGCATCGCGGAACGGCTTGGTGGCCAGGTTGAAGGCCTTCTGCGCAATCACTTCGGCCCGTCTCGTGACGGCTATCTCGTCGGCATCCTGAAACAGGACTGGAAATTCTAATGGTATCGACGCCAAGCCCTCCCGATCCGATGGAAACCGCAAACGCGCAATCCGGCATGAATAGGGACACTGCCACTTCGCAACAATTATTGAATATGACCAATCAGGTCGGCCCGGACGGCTCGCTGACGTACAACCAGTCCGGCACGAACTCTTTCGTCGGCGCGGATGGCAAGACGGTCAACCTGCCGCAGTTCACGGCAACGACCACGCTTTCCCCACAGCAGCAGGCGATCAAGGCGCAATCCGACAAGGCGAGCCTCAATCTCGGCACTCTGGCGGCGGAGCAGTCCGGCAAGCTCCAGCAATACCTCAACGACCCGTTCACCTTCAGCAACGACGACGCCAGCCAATGGGCCTATGACCTTGCATCGCCGCGCATTCTTCAGCAGCAGGGGCAGAACCAGGACCAACTCCGCACGACGCTTGCTAACAAGGGCATTCGCGAAGGCTCCGACGCATGGGACGCCGAAATGTCTCGGATGACGAATGCCGACACGGATCAGTTGAACCAGCTCGCGCTCAATGGCCGGCAGCAGGCATATAGCGAGGCAGTGCAGAACCGCAACCAGCCGATCAATGAAATCACGGCACTTATGGCGGGCGGGCAGGTTTCGCCGTTCCAGCCCACGGCGACCCCTCAGACGGGGGTTGCGGGCGTCGATTATACCGGGCTCGTGAACAACAAATATCAGGCTGATCTCAAGAGTTCGCAGGCGACCATGGGCGGCCTATTTGGGTTGGGCTCCTCACTAATTGGCGCGCTGCCCTTCTCTGACCGAAGGCTGAAAACCGACATCAAGCTTGTCGGCAAGTTGTTCAATGGCGTTTCTGTGTACTCGTATCGCCTCAAGGGCGGGCCAATCCAGATTGGCGTCATGGCCGATGAGGTGCCTGAGGCTGCGATGATGGACGGCGATGGCTTCTATCACGTCGATTACGCCAAAGCGACGGAGGCACCTCATGGCACTGCCTAGCCCATTGCAGGCATTCGTGTGGGGCGCTGGCGGTGCGGCGCTCACGCCAGAGCAGATCGCTCGTCAGCGTGAGATTGCTGATGCGCTCCTCGCCAAAGCGGGCGATACTTCTCCTGTCGCTTCGTGGACGCAGGGCGCGGCTCGCGTAGCCGACGCTATATCGGGAAAGATCAAGGAGTCTCGCCTCGACAAGGCAGAGGGCGCCAATTACACAGCAAACAGCAGCATCCTGCAATCGCTGTTGCAGGGCGGCACGAGCGGCTTTCCGGGGGCACCTAGCAGCGGGGCATTCCCAGCAGCGCCCGGTGCTGGAGCATCTGCCTCTGGCGCGGCGGACTATGGCGGCGATCAACTCGCGTGGACCGACGCGAAGCCCTATCAGAAGGCGCTGCTCAACACGATTTCGGGCCCGGAAAGCGGCGGCCACTACAACGTCATCTATGGCGGCGGCAAGTTCGATGACTTCTCCCGCCATCCCGGAAAGGCTGTCCATATCCAGACCGGCCCGAATGCTGGCCGCACATCATCGGCAGCGGGCAAATACCAATTCCTCGGCTCGACGTGGGACGATCAGGCCAAGAAGCTTGGGTTGCCTGATTTCTCCCCGGCCAACCAGGACAAGGCAGCATGGAACCTCGCCGCCGAAACGTATCAGGCCAAGACCGGTCAGTCGTTGGATGATGCACTCCAGTCTGGTGACCCCGAGACCATCGCCAGCGTTGGCAAGGTGCTGAACCCGATCTGGACCAGCCTTCCCGGCGGCATCGAGCAGGGCACGAACACCAATAAGTTCGTCGCGACCTACCAGAGGGCGCTTGGTGCGGGTGCAACGCCGGCTCAAGCCACCCAAGTGGCAGCAACCGAGCAGGCGCAGCAGCCTGTGCAGGTCGCCAGCCTCGACCCGTCCGCTGGCATGACACCAGCTCCAGCCTCCCTCGCTACTATGGCTCCCGGCACCACGGCTCCTGCATACGATCCCAGCGGCCTCCCTCCGCTTGATCCAAATGATCCGATGGCTCCCGTTCCGCAAGCCGGCCCGGCGCAGGGCGTGCCTGTCAATGCACTGCAAGACCCCGCCGGCTCTCCAGCCGCTACCACACCCGCTGGGCAGCGCGTCGTGCAAGCGCTCATCAATCCGCAGTCGATGACCGGCGGCGCTCCCATGCCCATGCAGGGCGCTCAGGTGCCGCCACAGCTTCAGCAGCCAGTTTCCGATCCTCAGCAGCAGGTTGCACAGGCGCAAGACCTGTCACAGCTTCCCGTCATGGCTGGAGGAACGGCAGACGCTATCCAGGCCGGACAGGCTCAGCAGGGCATCAACCCCGCCATTATCGAAGCACTATCTAACCCAGCCGCAAGCGAGCAGACGCGCAAGATTGCCGGGATGTTGCTTCAGCAGCAGATGCAGAGCCAAGACCCGTCCAACCAGTTGGATATGAAGTACAAGCAGGCGCAGATTGATGCTCTCAACGCGAAGCCGGACAAGATCCCCGATAGCGTCCGCGCTCTCGACATCAGGGCACAGCAGGCTGGGTTGCAGCCCGGAACAAAGGAATACCAGCAGTTCATGATCTCCGGTGGGAGCGGCCCGCAAACCGTCATCAATACGGGCAGCAACACGTCCAAGTTCTTGGAAAAGAGCGACGAAGCCGCCGCCAAGCGCATGGATGAAATCGTAACGGCTGGCCAGTCCGCGCCGCAAACCCTGTCCGACATGCAGCAGCTTCTGGATCTTGGTTCGCAAATCGGCACCGGCAAAGAGGCTCAGGTGAAAGCCGTCCTTGGGCCTTATGCGCAGTCGCTCGGGATCAATATCGATGGGATGCCTGAGATCCAGGCCTATCAGGCGATTACTTCGCGTCTTGCTCCGCAAATGCGCGCAGTCGGCTCAGGGTCTTCGTCCGATACCGATGTTGCCCTGTTCATGCAGAGCTTGCCAAACCTCAAGAACACTCCGCAAGGCAATGAGATAATCGCCAATACGATGAAGGCGGTGGCACAAAACAAGGTCAATGCGGCAGGCGTAGCCAGGAAGGCGCAGCGTGGCGAAATCTCTTGGCAGGACGCTGACGAGCAGATCAGCAAACTTCCAAACCCCTATGACCTGTTCAAGGACTTCCAGAAAAGCTCGCAGAAGAAAACAGTGATTGACGGCTTCACGATTGAGGAAATGCCCTGATGGGGACGTTTCAGATCACTGGCCCGAACGGCAAAAAGTACCGCGTCACCGGCGATGACCCGGCCGGCGCCGTGCTTGCGCTTAAAAAGATGCTTGGCGCGGATACGGCGGCGGCGGTCAACCCGGCAACGAACCAGCCGGGCGATGTGCCCGCCTATGTTCCGCCGGGTGTGGACGGCTACGATCCGCAGACCGGTGAGGTTACTCCTCAAATCGGCATGGGCAGTTCCGCCGCCTACGGTGCGGCCGATACAGCCACGGCTGGGTTTGGGGACGAGATCGGTTCCTATATCGGAAGCGGATTGACGGGAGTTCCGCGCGATCAAGTCCTTTCCGAAATGCGCGGCAACCAAAGGCAGGCGCAAGAGGCTAACCCTGGCTCTTACCTGGCAGGCCAGCTTGCCGGTGGCGTGGCGCAGGGCGTAGTGGCGGGACCACTCACGGCATCTGCCAAGTTCGCAGGGTCAACCTTATTGCCGCGCGTGCTGGCAGGCATGGCGGACGGTGGCATCCTTGGCGGCCTTTATGGCGCCGGTAGCGGCACGGACGCGCAAAGTCGCCTCACGGAAGGCGTCATCGGCGCTGGAAGCGGCTTGGTCGCTGGCGGCGCCTTCCCGTTGCTCGGGGCTGGCGCGTCGAAGATCTACGAGACGGGGAAGAATCTCCTTGCAGCCGGGCCTATTGGCAGGCAGGCGGGTGCGTCACCACAGGCTCTCCGCTTGCTTGGCGACGTGATGAACGCGGATGGCTCGCTTGGCCCGACCGGGCAGGCAAATATGGCCCGCGCTGGGTCCGAACAGATGCTTGCGGACGCTGGGCCAAATGCCCGCGCGGTGTTGGACACTGCCATCCAGCGCGGCGGCCCCGGTGCGGTTGATGCCCGCCAAGCCATCACAGACCGTACAGGCCGCGCTTCGCAATCGGTGGTCGATGCTCTGAACGCCAATCTGGGCCAGCCAGAAGGCGTCACAGCGGCTCGAACGGCAATCCGGAAAGGTAGCGCACCAGCGCGCGGGAACGCCTACGATGCCGCATACGCCTCGCCTATCGATTATGCAGACCCACGAGGGCAGGCAATCGAGCAGATCGTCAAAACTCGCGTCCCGCAGAGCGCTATCACTGAGGCAAACGCTCTCATGCGCGCGGACGGCCATCAGTCTAGCCAGATCCTTGCCAAGGTTGCCGACGACGGCACTGTGACAATGGAGCGGTTGCCGGACGTTCGGCAGTTGGATTACATCACGCGCGGTTTGAATGAGGTAGCGGATCAGGCGGACGGCGCTGGCAAGCTAGGCGGCACCACCGCCAAAGGTCGATCCTACTCGAACCTATCCCGCGAGTTGCGCGACAATCTCAAGGCACTGGCTCCTGAGTACGGCGATGCGCTGGAAACCGCCGCCGATCCAATCCGCCGCTCCAAAGCCGTGGAACTGGGTTCAAAGCTTCTTTCCCCGTCCATGACGCGCGATCAGGTCGATGAAGCCGTGGATGGGATGACCGGACCGGAAAAGGATGCGCTTGCGCAAGGTGTTCGCTCGCGCTTCGATGACGTAATGGCGAACGTGACGCGGACAGTTCAGGACGGCAACACTGACGCGCGCGAAGCCATCAAGGCGATCAAAGACCTGTCCAGCCGCGCCAATCGTGAGAAGCTCACGGCGGCAATCGGAAAGCCGAAGGCGGATGCTCTTTTCGATGAGATCGACCGGGCGGCAACATCCTTCGACCTCCGCGCATCAGTCGCAGACAACAGCAAGACGTTTGCCCGTCAAGCTACGGATCAGCGAGTGAAGGACATGACGGGGCCGGGGGTACTCCAAGAGGGGGTGGCTGGAATTGCCAAGCCGATAAAATCAGTCCAGCGCATTGCCGAGGCGTTGGCCGGACAGAGCCCGGCGCGTGTTGCGGAGAAACAGGATGCTGTTTATTCGGAAATCGCGCGGCTTCTAACCCGCCAAGGTGGCGCGGGGCAGGCCGTTTACAGCGGCGTCAATAAGCTCGGCCAGACCGATCAGGCAACAGCGCTCATGAGAGATCGGATCGCTCGCGCGCTGCTCGGGCCAAAGCTCTCCTATCCAGCATCCACGCTAGGAGTATCATACACCCGGCAATAACGATGACGAAGGCGATCCACGCTGGCATCGACCAGATGTGGGCCAACTTCTGCATTGCCCAATAGATGCCAGCAGACCCGATGACTGCAACGACCGTTCCGAAAACGGCGGCTCCGCGATCAATAATCATCGCCTGAATATGCCCGTCCTCACATCCGAATTCAAGGCCGTCCTTTTCGCTTCTCAGATCGCTGGCGGTCGACCTTTAGTCTGTGGCAAGCCCTGCAATAGCGTCCTGTCTTTTGCTGCCCTGTGTTTTCTGGCGTCCATGGGTGCCCGTTTTTGCAATGAGACCGGGCAAGCTGGTTGGCAACACGAACCGCGATAGCCGCCCTAGCTCCGCCCGAATAGGTGTAGCGCGTCTTTTTTGTCACTTGCTCGAACGACATCCCCTTACTTGCGCGGCCCATGATGGTCTCGCCTTTAAGGCCGAAACGCTCAACTAGATCGCAGACAAGGTATTCTTTGCCTTCAATCGTAACGCGCCATGTCGTTCGTTGATTGCGCGCTTGTTCTTTGCGGGTAGCCCACCGGCAATTTTTTGGGGTGTAACCCCCATCGTTATCGACCCTGTCTAGCGTGTGAAGCGGGCTAGGACGCGCTCCCATATCCGCGACGAACTGACGGAAATCGTCCCATTCAGGGCAGATGGAAATGCCCCGTCCACCGTAGTCATTCCAAGCCTTGGAGGACGGGGTGAGGCAACGACGCCTCATGCCCTGCCATACGCAATACAGCGGGTGGTGGATATTAGACGGCACTTTGCTTTCTCCTGAAAAGTTGAAGAAAAACATACCATAACGTGCCCTATGATACAATAGGAGAGACGAACTTGCCCTTTGACAGCAACGGTAATTTTTCCCCGGCCCCCGGTTATCTCGGGGTGACTGGGCAGGCAATTTTAACCTCCCAGCACAACCCGGTCATCGAGGACATCGCGGCGGGCCTGTCGGTGACGCTTCTGCGAACCGGCGTTGCTCCCATGCTCGCGAACCTCCCCATGGGCGGGTTCAAGATGACGGGCCTCGCCGTTGGCACAGCAGCCACGGACTCCGTGAACGTTAGCCAGCTTAATTCCTTTGCCCCGCCGATCGGCACGGTTGTTGATTACGCTGGCACCTCGTTTGCCCCAACAGGCTGGCTGTTCTGCGCAGGCCAATCGCTGGCGCGGGCATCCTACACTGCCCTGTTCGCTGTCATCGGCACGCAATACGGCTCCCTTGATGGCAGTAGCTTCAGTTTGCCGGACGCCCGGGGCCGCGTCGTAGCGGGGCGGGACAACATGGGCGGTACTTCCGCCAACCGTCTCACTAACCAGCCGGGCGGCGTCAATGGCGATGTCATGGGTAGCGTTGGCGGCGGTGAAACGCACACCCTGCTCACCGCGCAAATTCCTGCTCATACCCATAGCGGCACCACGGCAGCGGATGGCGGACACTCTCATGTCATCGGGTTGACTGGCGGTGGCGCAGGCGGTGGCGGCGTCAAGGCCGACAATGGCGGCCCCAGCAGCACCATGAACACGAACGCCATCGGTGACCACACCCACGCTTTCACAACGTCCTCAGTCGGTTCCGGCTCCGCGCACAACAACGTGCAGCCGACCATCATCTTCAACAAAATCATTAGAACGGGCGTTTAGGTATGGCAAACATTCGCATCAATGCACTGCCGGCGGACGCCGCGCCAAGCGCCAGCGACGTGGTGCCGATCGACGGCCTGACCACGCGCAAGGCCACGTTGACGAACATAGTCAACGCCGGCCGCCCATTCGCTTCGCAGGCGGAGGCGGAAGCAGGCGTCAATACTATTACCGGCATGAGCCCGCTGACCACAGCGCAGGCGATCGCGGCGCAAGGCGGGACCGCTTTCGCCTCAGCAGCCCAAGGGGCATTGGCTAGTAGCGCTGTTCAGTCAATCGTTGGCGGGGTGAGTACGTCCGTCGATGCAACAGATCCGATCCACCCCATCATCAACTTTACGGGAACCGGGACAGGCGACCTCCTTGCTGCCAACAACCTCTCGGACGTTGCCAATGCGGCAGCAGCCCTTGGGAATCTCGGGGGGCAACCTCTCGACGCGGATCTGACAGCCATCGCCGCGCTTACGACCACTGCATTTGGCCGCTCTCTGCTGACAAAGGCCGCTGCTGAGGATGTCCGGGATGCGGTCGATGCGGTCGTCTATGTTGCAGATCGAGCAGCGCTTGCTGCGCTCACCACGGCGAAAGACAAGACCGCTATCATCTGGAGCGAAGGCGGCCGAAACGGGCTGTTCG